TGCTAAGTTATCAAAGTGAGATTCTGTTCCAGGGATATTTACTGCACCTGGTTCGTAGTCTAAAGTTACACCACCATCTTCTTCAGGGATAACTTCGATTGGTCCTTTTTCTTGTACTGGTTCCTGAACTGCAACATCTTGCAATTCTTCTTCTGAAGGAATCTCAAGTTTGTTTCTAGTGTTCGGGAGTCCTTTGTCTATTTCTGCCATATATTACTCCTAGTAGTTTCTAACACGGTTTTTAAGAGATAGCAACCCTTGTGAGTTTGGTCCTGATTCTGGTGGTGGGCCTGAATCTACACCAGCTAATTTAGCTATACCACCGCCTGCTTTTTCTAATCTAAAATTATCTGCAAAATAACTTTGTTTTTGATAATCATCAAAATCTTTTATTTTGTCTTTATAATCCTGAGCTGAAAAAAATTTTAAAGAATCTCCATACCCAGCAGCCGTGTAAGCATCTCTAACTGTATCCACTGTTGGCGGTGGAAACATTTCTAACATTGCTTTGTTTCTTTCCTTTTGAAGTTGTTGTTCTGCAAAGTCACTTGGCTCTTGTTGCACAAAATTTTCAGCTTTGTAATCTCTAGCTCTTTGATCTTGTGCACCTGCTTGTCTTTCGACAGCTGTTTGATAAGCTTGTGATGCCATACTTTCAGGATTCATAATTCTATTAATATTACTTATTGTTCCGGATCTATTTAAATCTTGAATATCAGCAGAAGCATCTGATGCTAGTTTTTTATATGTTCCTTGATCTGTTCCTTGCAATTGTGTAAATTTTTCTTTACGAGCAAATGCATCAAACACTTGATCTTGATCTTTTAATGCTTGTTGATATTGTAAAATTTTTGGATCACTAATTGCACCTTCAATAATTTTTCCTGGTACTATTGTACCATCTTCTAAAACTGTTGGCTTTTCTCTTACCTCTGTTAATTCTTTTTCTAATAATGATTCAGCGCCTCCGTACCACGGCACACCTTCTGGTCTTCCTGAAATAATACCTGGAAAAAATGTTTCCTGATATGCTTGATCATGAGTATATCCTTTTCCTCGAAAATAATCATAGATACCACCTTCAACGATTCCTTCTATTGCAAGACCAACAGGAGTTGCTAAACCTGTTGCTTCTAAAGCTTTTGCTATACCACCTAATGTTGCTTGACCTGCACGTCTTAAAAATGTTCCAATCTTTGGTAATGTTTTTGCAATTTGTAAACCATTATTTAATTTTGCTTTTGCAGCAGCTCTAACTCTAACGTCGTCTGAATTTAAATCTTGTCTTGTTTTATTAATATCATCAGTGTAAGAATCTGGATCATCACAGCTACCAAGTCCACCGTTTGATCCTGCAAACTTACATTTAAAACCCATCTTCTTTAAAATATTAGCTTGTGTTTTTTTATTAGATGTTAAATCTATGTTTTCTAATTGTCCCATAGTAAAAGCTTTAGTTCTTACACCAATACCTTTGCTTGCTAAATCTTTTACATTTGCTTGCGCTGCAGGAGATAAATATTTAAAATTAGGTAAAAAGTTTTCTGGTTTTATTTTTTTACCTCTATCGTATTCTATTAAAGGAACATCTATATTATATTTTTTTCCATAAGCTGCAGCATCTTTATTATAAAGTTTAACAACTTCATTTATATCTTGATAAAATTTATCATTATATTTATAACCTTTTGTAGGTTTTTCATCTGTAATAATCTGTTCAAAAATTCTAGAAAATGGTTTATCAATTTTAACCATTTTATCTGCATTAACTTTTTTCTTTAGCCCTTGAACTAACTCTGTATAACCTGGAGCTAATTCATGGGTTGCAGCTAGTCCTGCGACTTCATCTAAATTATATCCTTTTTTTAAAAGTTTTTTAATGTTTGTTCTTTGACTTTCTGTTTGTCCTTCTTTAAAACCAAGTAGACCATCTCTAATAGCAAACATTCTATCTCTAACAATTCCTGGATCAAACTTAAAACTTTTAACTTTTCCTTTTTCTCCTTCTTGTAAACCTAGTGTTTCATCTATTATTTCAAATAAATAATCTCCTCTTTTTTCAACACTTGGAAGTTTTAATTTATTTCCGTCAGCATCTGTTACATCTCTAACTCCATATAAAAATTCTGCATATTTAGAGGCATCTGCACCTATCATTTTAATACTTTTTGGGTTATCATCTCCATAAATATTAATCGCTAATTGTCTAAAAAAATCTCTATCAACATCCGATATTTCATAAAGTTTTTCAAACTCTTCAGCAAATCTTATAATCTGTGGATTAGATTGTACATCTCTCGAAAGCACTACAAAAGTATTTTTAAACTCTGGTTCATTTAATATTCTATAATAAGACCCAGAATCAGTTTTTCCCGGAAGATTATTTTTTTTTATTGTATAAGAAACATTTATAAATTGTTTTTTATCTTTAGGTATTGTCTGTTTTATATTTCTTAAAATTTTTCTAAATTTTTCAGCGTTGTTTCCATATTGTTTTTTTTGTAACTGACCTTCTGTTTGAACTCTACCATCATACTCTCCAGTTAACAGTCTAGACACATCTGTATCAACTTTTGAAGTTTCAGGTAAACCTGCTTTTTTCATTATGTCTTTAATATTTTTAAAAACAACTTTATCTTTTTTACGTAAAACTTTATCTAAATATTCTCTAACTTTAGGAATATCTTTTCCTTTATCTCTCATTCTAATCATTTCTTCTAAACCATATTTATCTTTTATAGCTGCAAATCCTTTTTTTGCTTTAGCATACCCCGGTCTAGATCCATCAGCACTTGGCTTAACTAACATACCACCATCTGCAAAACTTTTTCTAAAAGTAACTTGCATGTTAGTAAAATCTTTATCTGTTTTAATTTGAAACTTATCACCTTTACGATCTCCAAGACCTACTATAAAATTAACAGCATCATCTTTAGATAGGGTATCTTTAAAAAGTGTATTACCTTCCGTATCTGTAACATCAAATTTAACTTTACCTGTATTGTACTCAACTCCTCCATAAATGTTATCTCCTTCATAACCTAAAGTACCACCATAATTTATATCTCTTGTTTTAAGATTTACACCAGGACCTATTGATTGTTTAGTTTGTCCTCCAGAAGCTATTGGATAAAATTTTAATGAGCCACCATTATTTTTTTCTACTCTTGGATTACGCAACATGAATTGATTAACAGCTTCCATCTCTTTAACGTTTTGTGTTTTAGCTGGAATAGGTGCTTTGCTTGCAGGAAAAACATCAGGAAGATTTGGGTTAGCTTTCTTTGCCCGAGTCAGATACCTCATCATCTGTGAAAATCTAGCTGGGTTCATTACTCTCCTAACATTCTAGCGATGCCGCCTGATGCAAAGTCTGGTGAGAAATCATCATCAAGCATTTCCCCCTGTCTTGAAATTACCGCATCCATTCGAGCTTCGGGATCTTCTGTTATAGCTTTAGCTTTGTCTTTTCTTTTTTTACTTTGTAAAATTTCTTTTATGGTAAGTTTTTTACCTGTTGCATATTCTTTTAGTTTTGAAACATCTGAATCAAGATCACTGATACTTGAACCACCGACCTCATCAACATCTATATCATAATCATCGGGACCTTGTTGTCTGCCAACTGGACCCGACTCCGCTGTAGTAAACTCTGCTGTCGGTCTTGGATCACCTTCATCGGGTAATGGTTTTTTATATTCCAACTGAACATTATCACCAAATACATTGGTTTCGCTTTCGTACTCCACTCTTACAGCACCATCGTCTACGTCTTGTGTAACTCGAACCACGGAACCATCATTAAGTGTTTTCTGATGAATACTTTGTCTCTCTGCCGTTGCAAATTTTTTAGTGACATCATCTCCTTCGATGATAACTTTGTTAACTAATGCATCAAACCATTCTGGTTTACCTTTAACAGGAGCTGTTTGAATTATTGGAACTTTAGCTACACCTTTTGCAGTTTTAATTGGTTTTATAAATTTACCAATAATAGGCACAGCTGCAAGACCACCTAAAATTTTTAAGAAAGTTCTTCGACCCATATCTGGCCCGTCTTTGTAACCGATACGTCCACCTTCTGCTCGCATCTCTTGTCTGTTTAATACTTGAAGTAATTCATCAACAGTTTC